CTTCATTCCCATTTCGTTCACACCAGATTTCTTTACATAATCATCTCTAAATTCAAGTTTCTGATTAAATTGTGAATAATCTACATGATGATGCCAACGATTATAACGCCAGACAACTTCTGTCACATCTGGATGTTGCTCCTTAAGAGCCTCAGCAAATGTACGGCGTTTATCACCATCAATATAAACATTATCTGTATTACCACCTTTCATAACCAAGGTAGTCATTTTACCACATACAAAGGCATTGAATAGAATAGTACAATGACCTGCTTTGAGAATATTCAAACTCAGGTCTGTATCTTCATTATATCGACCGCGCCATCTTTGTGGTAGATCATTTCGTAATAGAATACAAGAATAGACACGTGTATTTAAAGTATATGGTCTTTTCTTTTGAGATGCAGGAACAAAGTATTGATAGTTCATACCAGACATTGCCACATTCTTAAAACGATCCGTAAACTCCTCACAAGCACGAATAACATTACCAGATGTTACAATAGTTTTCTTATTTTGGTGAACACGATAGAAGTGACGAATATTATCATCCATAATCCAGTGTCTTTTAGCACCGGTACTAATAGCATGCTCCCAAACAAAGTTTCTTGCTGGAATACTACCACCTACTCGACCAGCAGCATCACCACGAGCCAAGTTAGGATCTTCACGGAATCCATCAGGAAGCACTAGTATTTTATCTTTATCAATATTCTCTGCATAAGCATCATATTCTGATTCTTCAATAACAATATGATACGGCACATTTAATTCATCCAATGTTTTAGAAGTCAGACGGCTGTCTGCTCTACCTTTAGAAATAATGTAAATAGGATATTTTGGTTGGCTGTAATCAGTCATAGGTTCTCCATAATATATGAGATATTATACCACACATCAGATTTATTGTAAATCACTTTCTTTCACAAAAACACCATCTACCATACGACCACGGCGATCTTTAATATCATCATATGCTACTTGTAGACATTCTTCAATACTTAAATTATTACGAGTCATAATATTGATAAGAACAACCATCATATCACCAATATCATCTCGAATGTCTTTACCCTTGCAAATATTGTCTGATAGTTCACCAGCCTCTTGGATCAGTTTCATATATTGATCCTTATCTGTACTACCCTCAATAAGGTTACGGTCGTGATGCCATTGTGCAATTTTATTAACTAGTTCCATTTTATTTCCTTTATACAAAAAAACTTTCAAGTGTTGCTTCTTCTTCTGCTGTCCAATCAATAGCATCAAGAATAGGTTTTAGTGGTTCGATAAATGTTTTCTCAAACTGTTTATCATAATCAACATATCTATGCAGGTTAGTTTCGACGGGTAGATAATCAGGGAAAGATATTACATTTTCCTTGATTGGATTTGGCAACCGAAGATATGTGAATTTTATTTTTTCTCCGTTCTGGATGAGAACGTATTTCTTATCTAGTGCAAGTTCTTTAACGACATTATTATATAGTAGTGATCCACGAACATGAATCGGAGTACCTTTCTTATAAATTGTTTTTCTATCTTTCCAATCAGTAATATTACTCACACCTCTAGGAAAGGCAACATCTTCTGGTGCAAGTTGTTTAAATGTATTCTTAAAGTCAGCAATAAACTTTTGTGTATCTGACTCAGTACCATTAATAATTACTTTAAATATTTCCTTAAACTTATCACGTACCACTTCTGGTGTTGATGACTTGATAGCCTCAATACCCATAATCTTGAGTTTAGGTTCTGTATACTGGACACCCTCTGAATTATGAACATTGAGAATATATCTTTTCTTTGCAGTCCAGATACCACGATCAGCAATAACTTCACGTGCCATTTCCATACGAGGAGTATATCCATTCATCACAAAATAAAACTCATCATATGCCTTTGCAAGAATTTTCTCAAAGTGATCCTGGCAAATCTTATCAAGAAACTTTACAGGATCGTTGGGTGTAAATTTATTAACCAAAGGACCCATATTAATATAGACAGAGTCAGTATCAATAGCAATAACATAATCTTTATCTGTCTGTAAGAGTTTATTCATTTCTTTATTAATTGCTTGCTCTGCCCAGCGAATAACTGTTTGACCAGTTAGTGTTACAGATTCAGCAAGGGCATTATCAAAGTATTTAAAATGTTTATTAGCCAAAGCACCATATAAACTATTCAGAAGGATCTTAATTGCCATCTGATTATTTTCTAATTGGTTAATCTTAGACTCAAGGGATTTATCTTTAGTTTTCTCATACTCAGATTGAGTATCAAGCATTTCTCTTTTAATTGTTTTTCTTTCTGAATAATAATCAACAATTAATTCTGGTACAATCCCTTGTTTTTCCTTTTCGTAGGGAACACCAGAAGCTGCCACAGCGTATGTATCTGATACTTTTGTTGTTCTATCATGGTCAAAAAGATAAGACTCCACACCCTGAGCATATCGAATAGTATAATCTTTTACTAGGGTTTCTGGAGAAATATTCTGCTGAACAATAATATTAGGATATAGTGAGTTAAGGTCAAACGATACAACCCAATTATGTGAACCAACAAAAGGATCCTTTACATATCCACCAGCAATGCTTGTCTTTGATTCACTGTCTGGATTACCAACAATAGCATATGGTACCTTCTGAATCTGTTTTACTGGCGAAATAATATTTTTACTCAATAATCTACGATAGATAATTGATTCCCAGATATTTGTGGTACCAAATGTATCAGCTAAGTTTACACCGCCCTTATAAGCCATAGTCAAGGCAAGAGAAATAAGTCCCATCTTTTGATCAATGCGATCTACAAGCTGAACGTCTTTAATGTTATAATCAATAAACTTTTGGTGATCTTCTTTATATAATGTATAGAGGTTACCATGTTCCTCATACGATAGTTTACGTTCACCAAGAACAACATGACCAATATGATCTAGTTTATATGATTCTTGAGCACCGTACGAATAACCAAACTTTTTAAATAATTCTAGGTAATCTGCCTGCTGTATACCAACAATCTCATAAGCAGGATGCTCACGATTCATTATTTTTACATTACGTTCGTTAACCATCTTCCATGGTGATAAACGTTTAGCTGCTTCTACAGAACCAATAAGTGCAATACGATTAACAAGATATGGAATATCAAAGAAGCGAGAGTTCCATCCAGTAATAACATCAGGATAGTTTTTTATCCAGTAACCAAGAAACTTGGCAAGCATATCTTCCTCTGACTTACAATAGTGATACTGGATTAATTCACCTTTCATATCAATCTCACACTTATCTACATCGTATTCATCAAGACCCCATACTTGATATACGGACGACTTGCTGGACTTGAGTGCAATTGATATAATTGGATATGCAGCCTGCTCTGGTGTTGGAAAACCATCATCAGAAGCAACCTCAATATCAAAGTTTACCACATTAATATCTTTAATATTAAATTCAATATTGTTTGGAAACTTATCTGTAATAAATTGATGGATATAGTTTGTGGTACCATATATTTTAAAATTATCGGTACCCTCATACAGTTCAATAAAGTCCTTTGCCTCAGACATGCGACTAAACTGTATTTCTTTTAGATTTTCACCATTAAATGATTTACATTCTGTCTCATTCTTCGATTGAACAGGAACATAAAGTTTAGGTGCAAATTTATATTTTTGTGTAATTTGTGCGCCATTATCATTATAGCCGCGATATAAAATAGAATTTCCGTAACGATTAACAGATGTATAAAATGCCATAAAACCTCCACATATTGAGGCTATTCTATCATAAAAAAAGGGGATTGTAAATCCCCTAATTTTTATTTCTTTTCAGATACAAACTCATATAACTTTTCAGCTTGCTCTTTAATTTCCTCTGGCGTAATAGCCTTTGGTACATATTTCTTATATGCTTCCAATGCCTGATCAGCATTTTCTTTATACATTTCCATTGCTCTCTGAGCAACTTCCATTTGCATATCGTATTGTTTGTCCATAATATCTTTAGCCATTGCTAGGATATCTGTACGGATTTGATAAGGATTAGACATAATATTCTCCTGTGTCTGTGTGTTTACATGCATAGGTCTTCGTATTTAGTAGTATGAGCCCTATGCTTACTCATATCTTCATGTTTACTTTTAAAAAGATTAAAAAATAAACTCATGTTCTACTTCCTCGTAATGCAAAGAATAAACCCCCAACCCACAATAATACGTGGAATTGGTCAGATAATAATACATCCATTACACTTTCTGGCTGACCTGTCCAAATTACTCCAGTCATAATACAACCAATGACAAATCCACTGAATCGAGTCAATAGGTCTCCAAAGTCACGAATGAATTCATCAAAAAACTTAGTTAGAAGCAAACCACCTACCAACAAACCAATGCCAGCTCCTAGTTCACCCCATGCGACAAACCACCAAACTAGATATGGTAGTTCATATGCCTCTGCCATTTCTGGATCAACAGGAATCTTATCGAATCCTTGCTGAATAAAAACAATTGCGAGGGGAATCCTAAGCAGCCAATGGCTTAAACAAAATTCCGGAATCTTACTAACTATATTTTTTAACATATTTTCTCCAAAAATCTGAGGGGCCATGACAGCCCCTCCGCTAAGATTCTTCTGTTAGCCTTTCAGCTTTGCAACTTGCATCATGCAATTCTTAGCTAGGTCGTGTTGACCTTGACTTGCAAAATGAGCAGCTGCTCTGCTATATCCAACAACTTCACACCAGTTCATAAAACCAGCCCAAAGTTTTTGGAATCTTGAACGATGATCGATAGTAACTGTATCTACTAAAAAAGCCATTAGACAAATCCTTTTAGGTTAGGATTAAAAGGCGCATCAACGCTTGAGCGTTTCAAGTCTGCATCTTGTCTAGCGATGGCATAAATATCACCACGGCTAATACCAATATCATTCAATTCTTTATCAGTTAGCTTACGCAACTCATTCTCTGTTGATTTAATTGCTTTTGCTACTTGATAGTCGTTAATTAGCTTCTTGAAGAAGCTCTTTAGTGTCTGTGTCATTTGTTAGTTCCTCGTAATGACCTATTTCGATTTTACGAGGACGCAGTGCTTCAGGAACTTCGTATTTCACATTAATTGACAATACTCCGTCCTTGATGTCTGCTCCGTTTACGTGTACGTGCTCAGACAGCCTAAAAGTGCGTTTGAACTTCTTAGTGGAAATACCACGGTGAATGTACTCGCGACCTTTTCTTTCATGTTCTCCAGTT